ATGCTACTAGCAGTACGCATATGCTTAACTGCTATCATTATGAGGGTACTGAGTACCCTCGTAATAATCTTATTTATTATGCTACAACTGTAACAGTTCCAGCCGCTGTACCAATACTTGCAACACTTGTTATAGTTGCGTTAGTACCTTGTACATCTTTAATTGTGCCTGAGTTTAGTGCTAATGGATTTGCACCAAAAACTAATACGTCATCTGCATTTGTAGCAGCGTTAGCCGCACCAATTGTTAATGAAAATACTAATTCGTTAGTTGTACTACCACTTGCGTATGATAATGTGTGGTTTGCTCTACTGTCGTTTACTACTGTTAATTGTGGCGTACCACCTACTGTAACTGGCTCGTTAAATCTAGCTCTAACTTGTAAAGTTCCACCTGCTGATTTATCAAATGATGTTGTAATAAATTCAAGTTCTGTAATATTCGCAGCACCCATATTCGCTGACAATCCACCGATTGCAACCAATACTTCTGGATCTGCACTTGTGTTTCCGTTTCCTGATAATATTGAACCCGCTTCTCTAACCCAACCTTTAGTGTTCGCAAATATTTCTTTTTTCTCTGCGTCAGTCAAGTTTTTAGGTTTAATATCGTTTCCCCATAAAGACATATATCTCTCCTTAAATCTAGTCGCTTTAAATCTACGACTTTTTGATTGTTAATAACGTATATATTTATAAGATTAGAAGCCTAGTTTTTTAAGCTCTGATATAGCCTTTGAGGCTGAAGTGAAAGTGATACCAATACCACCTTTTGCTTTGAATTGTGTTGTATTTTTGTCGTAATCGTCAATTAGAATACAAGGTTGACCAGCGTTCATCGCATAATTTTGTTTATCTCGTCTTCTTACTAGATTAACTCTACCACCTGTTATACCCAAATTCTTTCTACACCACGCTGACTTACCTGGTATACAATTAGGATCAAATGTTTTTTCTAAATATGCTGATAAAATATGTGGATTATACTTCTTAACAAAGTTATATAGAGTTCTACCTGGTGTATTCCATGGCATATTCGCCCAAAAATTAGGAGTGTCTAATACAGTATCCCATTTTCTATTACTAGGTATATTAACCCAGGCTTCTTTTGACTTTCCTGTGGCCTTTCTTATCGCCGCACCAAAGTCACAAAGAACACCATCCATGTCTAGGTATATTCTTGGTAAATCTTTTCTCATAGTGTACTTAAATATACCATATTTCTAGCCGTTTGTCAACTAAAAAATTGGTCTATGTTCTTGGTTTGTTCTAGTTTTTGTAATCTACTTTAGGTTCAGTTTCAACTTTTGTCAATTTTGTACCAGTATCAGCGTTAAGTTTTTTAGGTTCCTTTTCACCTTTTTTCATAGCGTCTTTTTTGTGTTGATTAATCTCATCACCATGCTGATCTGCCTCAGTTTTAGCTTCAACTTTATATTCTGCTGCTTGATAAGTAGAAAATTTATTTGTTACACTTTTACTTGTTCTTGTAACAGATTCAATTTCATAATCATCAACACCACGGCCTCCTCTTGGTCCTATTTTCTTTTGGTCTCTATGTTTAAATAACATATCTGAAACTTTATCTTCAGCAGCCTTTTCGTTAGACGCATCTATAACGATTGAAAAATCATCGCCACCACTAACACCTTTATAATCAACTCTACCCTCAACTTCAAATCTAGCTTCATTCATATTATCGTAAGCTAATTTTTTAGCTTGCATTTCACTAGAAACTTCATCTGATTGGTCATAGTCGTCACCATCTTTATCATAGTAAACCATATATTTACTACCTGATTTATGATAGTATCCAATCTCTTTTCCTCTTAACATAAGATTGAAGTTTCCTTTACCATCACGTTTTACTTGTACTTGACTAGCACTTTCTTGTACTTCTTCGTTTTTCGCTTTGTACATTTTGTCTATTTTATTAAAAAAACTTTTCTTTTCTTGGTCAGACATTGAAGCAATACCTTTACCAGCTTTGTCTAGTTCTTTTTTAAATAATTTTTGGTATTCTTGTTCAGTAGCAAAGCCAGATACTTGACCAGCTGAAGCTTCTAAACTACCAGGTTTTGATTTTAAATATTTCATATTATTTACTTCCTCTTACTTGTTTAGCTAAATCTTTATCAGCACCACCCCAAGTTCCTGACGATTTAGTTACAAAACTGTTAACTCTTGCGAAAGCCCATTGGTGCTGACTAGCACCAGGTCTATGGCCACCTTTCCAAGCTGCCATACCTCTATCAAAAACTTTCTTTAATATTGAATAAGGCATACCAGATTTCTCAGCTTTTTTCTTAATGCCAGCAATTGATTCTATCCTTAATCTCATATCTTCGTTTTTCGTATCGCCCTCGTTAAATTTTTCTTTTGCTTTTTTTATTGCGTCTCTAGTACCCATACCGGTTCTCAAAGAGTCATTTACGTGTGTTTGTGCTTTTTGAGATAATTTTTTAAATGCTCTATCTAAATCTTTTGTAGTAACACCTAATTTAGTGTTATGTACTTTTGGATTGAAAGCACTTGTACTCTCTACGCCTAGTTTTTTCTTTACTATATTAGTTGCTGTAGCATATCTTACAGCGTCACCTTTTTCTTTACCATAACGGTCTTTGAAATCTTTTTTAGGTAACTCATCAGCCATCTTGTGTACTTTTTTAATTTGTGGCTTTGTTAAATCAGCTTCATCTAAATCTTCTTTCTTACCTCTTAATTTTGCCATTCTAGCTCTTAATCCTTTCATTATTACCTCATAATTTTGACTTTTAGGATTAATGTTTCTCATTAACTTTAATAATTCAGCTTCAGTATCTTTTTTTTCATTTATATCTTCTTTTTTCATCTCTTTATCTTTTAACAATTTGTTTGCTAAACCGATAGTCAATGGTACTTCGCCTGTATCTGGATTAGGTTCAGGTTTTACTGCCTTATTTTTTTCATTTTCTAATTTTTGTTTTAACATAGAAATCTGATCTTTTAAAGATGATATAGTATTGTCTTTGTTTTCTGTTTCTTTTTTTTCATTATCTTTTTTAGGTTCTTCAACCTCTTCAAACTTACCTGTCTTCTTATAGATTTTATTTCTAGCAAGTGTAGTTATAAAAGGTATTTTTTCTTTTGATAATTGTTTTAATGAAGTTAAATCAAGTCTATCTAAATGACGACTTAACGCATTAGCTTGATCTGTTGAAAGTTTTTGAGGCATTGTACTGTATGATTTCTTTAATCTCTTAATCATATCAGAGGTAAACTCAGCTAAATTTTCTTCGGATATTTCTCCTACTTCTTCACCTAAAATAGATTTTACCGTTTTTACTGGTAACTTCATTAACTTAGCAATCTCAGCCGCTGATTTACCATCTTGTTGCATTGTATAAATGTCTTTCATTCTGCCTTCGTCTAATTCAACTTCTTCATTTTGTTTTTTTAATTCTCTAGCTATTGTAGATACTTTAGATAAATTTCTAGCAATTTTTTCTATATCTCTTACAGCAACACTATATTGACCTGAGCTTTTTGTAGCGATAGCCATTGCTTTAGCAACTTTATCAGGACCAAATTGTATAGGGTCATATGTTCTTTCTTGTAATTCTTCTTCAATAGGATTCATAATGTAATCTCTAGCAGAGTTTAGGTTGTCAGCAGATTTAGCCAACTTATTAGTCCACCAAGTATCTAATTTGTCTTCAGCTGACATTGAATCTAATTTTGTTCTAATTTGTGTTGCGTCTTCTATAATAGTCTGACACATTCTTTTTGAAGATGATACATCTTCGTGGCCATCTTCGTAAACTTTTTTCAAAGCCTCAGCCATTGTTTCTCTGTATCTACTCATTATAGTGTGCTCCAAATTTCGTCCCAATTTAGGACTTTTCTTTTTACATCTTGTTTTAACATTTGTTCTAATCTTTGTCTTAATTGTATGGCGTCATTACCAATCACTCTACCATAAGTATCGTGTATAACTTCTAAAGCTTTGTAAGAATCTGCTAATTTTTTATCTCTTAAAATAACATCAGCAATATATCTTCTAACCTCAAAGTGTTGATTATTAGCCTGTTTAGCTCTTAAATATTGTAAGTTTGTTGGACTAGCTTTTGCCTCGGCTAAACCATAGTCGCCTTTTTTAAATTGTGTAAATGATTTACTCATTAGTTGTTTACCTTTGCTCCTGCTCTCCATTGATAACAAGACCAATATCTTGCTTTTGTTTTTGGTCCTGGGTTATCACAATTATGTCTAGCTCTAAAGCTTTTTCGTCTAGCCGGATCGTCTCTTTTGATTGATAGACCTGTTGTATCACCAAAAGATACTTTTTTTACTTTGTCACCGTCTTTTACATAGACGTAAAACTTTTTAGAACCACCTCTAATTGGGTCGTTTAATTTTACTTTTTTGCCTTGGTATTCTGCTTCTTGTATACCCTCAGCCTCGTGTTCAAAGATTACCTTATCACACGTCTCATCTATATTATCGTATGCCTTAAATGACTTAACCATTATAGTTTTTCCAACATTCTTTGGACAACTTCATCCAGTTTATTTCGCCATTCTTCGGCGTATCTTTTCTTATATTTATCTATTGTTTCATCTGAAAAAGCCCATTTTTCAACATCTTCTTTCTTAACATTATCATCTGGTTTTCCTCTGTCTTTAGCGTCAATAGGCTTAGCTTCTGGCTTTTCGCCAGGGGTTACTTCTTTTGTATGATTAGCGTAATCAGCACCTATTTCGTATGATTCTGATACATAACCCTCTACCTGTTTAGCGTCTTCTATTGACATTGACTCTGGTACACAATTAGGTACTTGTTTGCCACCCTTGTTTTTCATACCTACTTGTTTGTAACCAGTCCAACAAGCATTCATTAAATTTTTCTTTATCTCACCAAACATCTTCTTATATTTTTGTGTGTGAATACTTGGTTTTGTTTTTGCGTCTTTATCGCCTGGTGCTTCTTTATTATCTTTATTCTTTTTAAAGAAGTCTGCTCTTTTATCTTTTACATCTTTAGATAACTGTTTGTAATACTTTTTAGGTTGTGTACCTTTTTTCTTTTTAACGTCTTTATCTTGTGGTTGAGCGTCTAAATCTTCTTCAACCTGTGATACAGCTTTGAAACCATAATCAATATCTAAATTGTGTTCTCTCACTTCTACCTCTCTATCTGCGGATATAGGTAAACAATCCCATATCCAAGCTTTGTGTAAATTGTTATTGTTGTCTTCTAATACGACATAGTTTGTACTTCGTCTAACGACTTTACCTTGTACGTCTTCTTTTACATAATCAACTTTGTCGCCTATATTAAAGATCATTTCTCTAATATATAAATCTCTAATTTGTTGTTGTTCGTATTCATTTAAGTTAGCAATTGGTTTATAGTTTACACCGTGTACTTGACCTAAAGCTCCATAAGAAGCTGCCAAGGCCATACCTTTTCTAACTTTTTTCATTAAATTATCTGCTTGACTTTTATATGAAGCAGGTAATCCTAATTTAAATGATGTAACATCTCCTTTTTCAGCAGCTGCTCTCATTTTACTAGCGCTCATACCTGTAGCGCCTTCAGCATCCGGATCTCTTTCACCTGCTGATACTACATCTATCTTATCAAAGTTATAGTAACCGTGTCTATTTCTTTTGTCATTATATCTTTTTAAGATACCTTCAAATTCTCTTACTCTATCACTACCAGCAACCATAATTAATCTTGTAAAACCTTTATTATATAAGTCTGTTGCTAAATCTAAAACCATATTAGTAGGATTGACCACTATATTTCTAGCGTGTCTAGGAAA